ATTTTTTCCTTTAAACTTTTGCTGTACAGCGTAAAACTCTAAAGGAAAAAATTGATGCTAGATTAACATACGGTGTTAATGGCGGCATATTTAAGATCAATAGAGAACTAATTAACTTCGTTCAAATGCTACTTTCAGTAGATAGAACCGAAGGAGTAGTATTACTTGATGTTAATGATAATCCTATATTGATTGAAAATCTTGCAGATTTTAAAGATATCATACTTGATAGATACACAACATCAACATTAGAATATTACGAAGAATACCAGAAGCTCAAAAAGAGCAGATCCGTAGAAAAACTTATAGAAGTATAATATGGATAAAGGAATCGTAATATTTGCACATAACAGTCGAAGTTTAGACTATTCTAAACTAGCATTGGTCGCAGGCGGCCTTGCTAAAAAGCATCTCGGCTATCCAGTTTCATTAATCACAGATAAGTCAACTGTTGATTATATGGAAGAAATAGGTACTGCAGATAAAGCAAAAGAAATCTTTGACAGCCTTATTTTTGTAGAGCGTCCTCCAACACAGCAATACAGAAATCTTCATGATGGAAATGATTTTGAAGCAGTACCTTTCGATAATTCAAACAGACCAAATGTTTGGGATATTACACCTTATGAAAGAACATTATTGTTAGATTGTGACTATCTAACATTTTCAGATACTTTGAACAGTTATTGGGATGTCGAACAAGACTTCTTAATATCACATGAGTATAATGATATTATGGGAACACGAGCAGGTTACCATGACAAGTATGTTTCGGATACTGGCGTTAAATTGCTTTGGGCTACAACAGTTATGTTTACCAAGAACGATCAAACAAAAGTACTTTTTGATTTAGTACAATATATACAAAAAAATTACAAGTTCTTTGCAGACACATATCGTTTTGATCCTAGACTATATAGGAACGATATTAGTTTTGCAATAGCTAATCATATACTAAATGGATTTCAAGAAGCAGATACAGAATATAAATTACCGTCAGTGTTTTCTACAATAGATAGAGATATGTTAGTTGATGTAAAAAGTAACACATTACAATTTTTATTAACTAATGAAGAACTAGTTGCTTCGTCATCAGGCAAAGATGTTCATGTAATGAATAAAAAAAGCATTGAAAGAAACTTTGACAAACTAATGGAGTTGATATGAACTTTGGATATCTAATTGTTGTTGCAACTTCTGAAGAATACAATTATGCACAAATGGCATATGCTCTTGCATTAAGTATTAAGAATACACAAAAAGAAGGTTACGATAAAGTTGCATTAGTAATTGATGATAAAACTCAAATAGAAAATTTTGAATCTACTTGGGTCTTTGATGAGATTATTGAATGGGACAAGAAAGGTTTTTGGGACGGCCGTTCTTATATGGACGAGCTAACACCGTGGGAACACACTGTATGTTTAGATGCAGACATGTTGTTCTTTAGAGATTACAGTCATTGGATTGATTATTTTGTTGCAAATTCTGAACTGTATGTTGCTAACAAAGCATACACATATAGAGGAGAAGTAGTAACTAATGATTTTTATAGAAGAACATTTACTAAAAATGAATTACCAAACTTATATTCATTCTTTACATTCTTTAAAAAAGATAGTAAACTAGCAAATGACTTCTTTAATTTACAGCGTTCTATAATGGACAATCCAAATGAATACACTAATTTGTTTTTAACAAAGCATACACCTAAAGTTATAGGAACTGATGAAGCATTTGCAATAGCAGCAAAGATATTAGATATCACAGACGATATTGCATACCCGTTAGGATTTCCAAGAGTTGTACATATGAAAGGCGGTGTACAAAATTGGCCATGGCATGCTGATAAGTTTTCAGATCATGTAGGATATTACTTAAATGATAAAGGCAAATTAAAAATAGGTAGTTATCAACAAAACGACATTGTACATTATGTTGAAAAAGATAAAATGAATTTAGAAACAATTAATGTACTGGAGGAAATAGCATGGAAGAAGTAGAAGAATTTATGCCCGACTTTGATGAGTGGCTTAAAAATTATGAAGAACCAGCACGTAGATTTGGTACAGCATTTGACCCAGATACAGGACAACTGGTTTCAGTAGGTCCGTATTCGGCAATAGAAATGGAGTACAGCAAAAACGTTGTTGAGATTGACGAAGATCTTGCTATCAAAATTATTGACGGTGACATCCATATCAGTAAGTGCTTTTTTGATACTCATGAAGGTAAGTTTGAAATTACAGAAGAAAAAACCTTATCAAAAATTGATGACGTACTACATAGGATTATTGATAAGCGTTATTTAGATGAAGAGGTAAAACCAGACATCTATCTTACATATGACTTAGCTGCCAAAAAACTTACAGTTGAACTAAGCGAAGAGTATGGTGGTACAAGAGTTTTAGAAAAACAGTGGCAACCAGCAACACCAAGAAATATATTTTGGGGAGGTGAAACAACTTTATCTTTTACAGTTGCTGATTATAATGATCCACACTTTCCGCAAAAAACTTTTGATGTTACACTTGAAGAGTTAGAAGGTAAGTCTGTAACAATTGACGATGTAGACATTACAGGAAAGTTTAGTGTGTTTACTCGTAGACTGTTTAAAAACTATGTACTAGAGGAGATCTAAATGCGGGTTGCTGAATTCGACGTATTCTTTTTATCTTATGATGAACCTTTTGCTGATTTGCATTATGCAGATCTATGCAATAAGTTACCATGGGCTAAACGTGTACATGGTGTAAAAGGAAGTGATCATGCACATAAAGCATGTGCAGAACAATCTGAAACTGATTGGTTACTTACCGTTGATGCAGACAATATAGTATATCCTGAATATTTTAATCTTGACTTAGATATGTCAGAAGAAGAAGTTAAAGTATATAGTTGGTGTGGTAAGAATACTGTTAACGGATTACGTTACGGTAACGGCGGATTAAAGTTATGGTCTAAGGATCATTTACTTAATATGAAAACACATGAAAATGCAGATAGCGAAAGAGCGCAAGTTGACTTTTGTTGGGAAACAGGTTATAGAAACTTTCCAGTAACTTATAGCGACACAAAAATAAATGGCAATCCATATCATGCATGGAGATCAGGATTTCGAGAAGGTGTTAAAATGACATTGTTTGATGGTCTAAAACTACCACCTATGGAAATTAAAGAAAGAATTTGGTGGCATAATATTCACAGACTTAGAATGTGGTCAACGGTTGGATCACATGTAGAAAATGGTATAATGTCAATACTAGGTGCAAGGCAAGGAACCTATATGACTAATTGTACAGACTGGGATCATATACAAGTTAGAGATTTTGAAATGTTGGGCGAAATATATAAAGATAAAGCAGAGCATTTTTCAAAAGATAGTGAAGCGTGTATTGCTGAAATACAACGTCTAGGAGACGAAATTAAATTAAACCTAGGTCTTGATTGGGTGTGGCTAGAACCTGATGCAAGTAGGTATACAATGGATCTATATGACGAAGCATTGAACCTAGGACAAACCTACTATAGTAAAAAATATGTATGATATCTTTTTTATTAGTGATTCTAAGGTTAACGTAAGTTCTTGGAATAATTTCAAGTCACGTTTTCCACACGCACAGAAAATAGAAAACTGTGAAAGCTATGAAACACTTAATAAAAAGACTCTTACAAAAAACTTTTGGGTAGTATGGGATTGTTTACATATAACACAAGACTTTGATTTTACATACAGACTTACTGAATGGGACAATCAATATATTCATGTATTTAAAAATGGCGAACACTATGATGGTGTATGCTTATTTCCTAAAAACTTAAACGTATCGAGCAAAGAATGGAAGTATAGATTCTTTACAAATAAAAAAGAAATTGATATACTAGCAAGTCGTCCTAAACCTTACGATATTATTAAACTAGACAGTTACGAAGGACTTGTTACAGCACAAGAAATTGCACATTCAGAGTTTATACTATGTATACCTGATGATGTAGTTCCAACAGACATTCCTCAATATCAAGTTCCTGCTTGGGATAAAGATGTTGTTCATGTTTTTAAAAATGATAAAACTTACGATGGTATTTTTATTTGCCATAAAAATAATAAAATTGCTAAACGAGAATTTGATTATAGATTCTTTACAAATAAAAAAGAAGTTAACGTTGTAGCCAGTAATCCTAAGAAGTGGGAAGTATTTAATTTAGAAACGTTTGACGATTATAAACAAGCTCAAGAAAAAGCAACAGGAGATATGTTTTGGGGAGTATATCCTGATCTAAATATTATTGATAGTTTTAAATTTGATTATTATATTCCTAAGTACGATAGTTATCATAGAAAACTTACTCACTGTTTTCAAAATAGCAAATGGTATGACGGTGTTACATTATTTTCAAAAGAGCGTCCTGTAACACAGCGTGAATTTAATTCAAGATTCTTTACAAATAAAAAAGATGTAAAACAAAATAGTAGTAGGCCGACGTCATATGATATTGCTTTTATAAGTTATAAAGAAAAAAATGCAGATAAGCATTTCAAAGAACTACAAGACATTGTAAGAGTACAAGACTCTAGTGTAAAACTACGTTGGATACGTGATGTAAAAGGTATTCATCAAGCACATATGGAAGCAGCAAGACTATGTGAAACAGATATGTTTTGGGTAGTTGACGGTGATGCTAAACTAATTGAACATTTTAAATTTGATCATCGTGTTCCGTTTTGGGATCAAGATATGGTACATGTTTGGCGAAGTAAAAATGCAGTAAATGATCTAGAATATGGTTACGGTGGTGTAAAATTACTACCAAGAAAAGCAGTTATGAACATTACAGATTTTACTACTGATATGACTACTAGTCTATCTTCAAAGTTTAAAGCTATGAATGAAGTAAGTAACATTAGTGTGTTTGATACCGATGAATACAGTACATGGAAAAGTTCATTTAGAGAATGTGTTAAACTAGCAAGTAGAGCTATTAATAGACAAGATAACATGGAAACTGATAAACGTTTAGATATTTGGTGTAAAGAAGCAAAAGGACCTTTTGCAGAGTATGCACTTAAAGGAGCAAAAGCAGGCAGAGCTTACGGAGTTGCAAACAGTAACAAGCCAGATAACCTACGTAAAATAAATGACTTTGATTGGTTAAAGGAACAGTTTAATGCACGATAAGGAAAGAATAGAAAAGTTTATTCCTATCATGGACGAGCTAAGTCCTACATTCTGTTTGGCCAAATGGCATCATACAACACTATACTTAGGTACAGGAGAAACACACAGTTGTTATCACCCTGCTCCGCATAAAATACCTTTGCATGAAATTGAAGCAGATCCAAGTGCGTTACACAACACACAACAGAAAAAAGCAGAACGTCAAATGATGATAGACGGCAAGAAACCTAGCGGTTGTAACTATTGTTGGAATGTTGAATGTATGGGTAAAGATTACATTAGTGATCGTAAAGAACGTAATGCAAGTATATACACACCTGAAAGATTCAATGCAATTAAGCAAGAGCCGATGGCAAATGTAAATCCACAGTATGTTGAAGTTTCATTCGGTAATGAGTGTAATTTTAAATGCGGATATTGCCACCCTAAACATTCTAGCAGTTACTATAAAGAAATTGAAAAAGAAGGTCCATACACTATGGTTAAGAATCATAGGAATGATATTGACTGGTTTAAAATACACAAAGATGAAGAAACAAATCCATATGTTAAAGCATGGTGGAAGTGGTGGCCTGAATTGCGTAAGACACTTACAATTTTACGTATTACAGGAGGTGAGCCATTACTACAGCAAAGCACATGGAGAGTATTTGACGAGCTTGAAAAAAATCCTTGTCCTAATTTAGAATTAAACATCAATACTAATTTAGGTGTTAAGCCAATTCTTATTGAAAGGTTTACTGACAAAGTAAACAGTTTAGTTGAAAAAGGCTGTATCAAAGACTTTAAGATTTTTACTAGTATTGATACATGGGGACCACAAGCAGAGTATATTAGAACAGGCTTAGATTTAGAGCTTTGGCAAAAGAACTTAGACACTTACATGACCAAGACTAACATGCCTTTAACATTTATGGTTACGTTTAATATTTTAACTGTAACTAATTTTAGTACACTATTGCAAAAGTTCTTAGACTGGCGTATAAAATATAATAGCGATAATCAAACTAAATGGCAGAGAATTAGATTTGATACTCCGTACCTAAAAGAACCTTTACAGTATGATATGAATATCTTACCTAAAGAAATGTTTATGCCATACATGAAGAAACACTTACAGTTTATTATTGATAATATGGACGACCAAGATAAGCATAAATTTAGCGAACTAGAATATGAAAAGTTTAGACGTGTAGTAGACTATATGGAAAGAACACAGTATGATGTCAACAGGTTGACAGAAGGCCGTAGAGATTTTTATCAGTGGTTTACTGAATATGATAAACGCAGAAATGTTAACTTTACTGATACGTTTCCAGATCTAAAGGACTTCTACCATGACTGCGAAGCTGTCTGATACGTTTTGCATATACCCTTGGTTACATATGTATGTAAACCCAGACGGGTCGGTGTTACCTTGTTGTGTTGGTGAGTGGGACAAGCCCTTAGGTAATGTAAGACAAAACACAATTAAAGAAATTTGGAATGACAACCCCTACAAGAAAATACGTAAAAATATGCTTGAGGGTAAACGTTGTGTAGAATGTCAAGCCTGTTATAATATAGAAGATGGTGGAGCCGAAAGCTCAAGAACACATGCTAATCGTAATCCATACTTTGGTGATACTGCTGGTCTAATAGCACATACAGAAGCTGATGGTACATTACCAGTAATGCATCTAAAACATTTTGATGTGCGTTGGAGTAATATTTGTAACTTTAAATGCCGAAGTTGTAGTAGCACATACTCTAGCACATGGGCGCAAGAAGATAATGCACAAGGTGAAAAGAAACCTATTTTTATTTTAGCAGATGGTAATGACAACGATAAGTTGTATAACCAGTTCCTTCCGCACTTTAAGGATATTGAAACATTTTACTTTGCAGGCGGAGAACCTTTGCTCACAGACAAGCATTATGACATACTAGAACACCTTATTTCAATAGGTAAAACAAATGTGAAGTTAGAGTATAATAGTAACTGTAGTGTGCTAAAATACAAGTCTAAGAGCGTCTTAGAGCTATGGAAACACTTTGATACTATACACATAGGTGCAAGTTTAGATCATTATGGTAGTAGAGCAGAGTATATTAGATCAGGAACAGACTGGAATTTGGTTAAAGGTAATATTAAAAAAATAAAACAAGAATGTCCTCATATTAAGATGCAAAGCAATACAGTTGTTAGTGTTTTTAATTTATATACA